ACCTATCGGGGTATAATATAAATAGTGAAAGAGAGGTGAAGTAATGAAAAATATACTGTTAGATGGCACGTTATATGCGGCGATTATAGGATTAGTGCTAAAGTTCTTTGAATACTATAACCCTACAGCTAAACTAGAGAGGAGAAAGTCAGAGATTGAAATTGAGATACTGAAAGAGCAGTTAGAAGAGTTGAAACTATCGAATAAAGAAAAAAGAGCCTCGCTCGAACAAAACTAAGCAAGGCATCAGAGGAGGGGTACCGCCCTCTTCTGTTGTTAATTATATCAAAGGAGGTTTTAAAATGCGAACATCAGAAATGATTTTTCTCATTGTCGTTCTAACGCTGATTTTAGCCCAAGTATATATTAACGTTAAGGAAGATAAACATGACAAATAACTTGATAACCGCTATCTCTGAAATATTAAAAAGCGAAACTGGTTATGCTATCGCTCAAAATATCGGTGTGCGTCCTGAACAAATCAATCGTTTAAAACGTGGAGAAAGAAAAGTAGCTAACATCTCTTTAGACATGGCACAAAAGATACTAGATCATTATGCAAGTGTTACTATCGATATTAAATAACTACAAACAAAAATAACGGAGGAACTGAACCCTCCGTTTGTTTTTTGTTTCAAAGTGTTTAATTCTGTTCTTTCTTAACGACTTCGTACACAACACCATCGATTAAGATTTCATTGTCTTTTAGCTTCACTTCATCGCCATCCACAGGCTGTTTGTCTGCTAACTCTAATTGATCAATGGTTAGTCCTTTATGGTCAAGGTGGCCATCTTTCAGTTCTGCGAATACTCGCTTGCCGTCGGACGTTTGAACAGTCGTCCATCTTACATAACCATTAGGATTTGGTGCATAGCCTGCCCATAGATAAGTGCCATCATCCACTAATTGAGTGATGTTACGTACGTGACCTTTCTTCAATGTCTCATAGATGTTATTTGCGTCTGCTCGTTCTGTCTTAAACACTCGTAAGTCATCAATGGATGCAACCAAATGTTTCTTGACTTGTTCTTTTTTCTTTGGTGCTGGTGCAGGTGTATTGGATTGTCCGTATTTTGGTCTTGCGTAGCCTTGGATATAAGCGTTGTTCCATAAGAATTTATTACGCCCAACAATCGATGCCCCACCCTGAGTGGTATTTCCTTCGATGGTTGTAATTGTGTTACCGTCTACGGATTCAACAAAACCGATGTGGTGAGCGAATCCATTACGAGCGCCACCCCAATGGAACGTGACTATGTCACCTGGTTGTGGACGGACTAAGCCTAACCAAATACCTTTTTGCTTAAAGATATTTTTGTGTCGTTCAACCCCACATTCACGTCCAATTAAGTTGCTTGCCCCTGCACGGTCTGCAACGAAGGTCACGAATGTATCACACCAGTCATCGTTGTAAGTTACCGCATAGCCAGCAGGACGTGGACTAACTGAGTTGTACCCATCCACAATTTGTTTGTGTTTAACTGAATATTTAGTGACACCCAGCCATTTTCTAGCCTCGTTTAATACGCTTTGTACATTTACCACATTAACACTCCCTTTGTTGTCTAGTTTATCTAAAGCACCATCGTTGGCACGATTGATCGCTTGCCGTCTTCCTACCATACCTTGTAAGTATAATTGGTAACGTTGCAACGAGTTATCCACATTCATTGTTGCATAATCATATTTAGCGCCCCCTACTTTGAACATGCCTTTAACTGCGTCCTCAAACGTAGTGGAATCTGCTACTTTGTAAATCCCCCCTTTCCTAAATAAATAGATCCAATCCGTTAAGAAATCGGCAACATTTTTATAGCGGTTGTAATACCCTCCCTCGTTGGCAGGACGTTTCGAACCTTTCGATACAACAATCCCGCTAGGACGAGTCGCCTCACCGCTCCATGTGATTCCAGCCCAATTGTTATCAGTTTTTGCAACATTTGAAGTCCCCCACAAGGCTTCATAATGCAACAAGGTAATTAAAAAAGACGGGGGAACATTTAAGTCCACCGCCTTTTGCACTAACGCATCTGAGTTAAGTGTAGCGCCGTTATAGTTTAGTGTGGTCATCGTCTTCCTTCTCCTCTTTGTGTTTTAATCGTTGCAGATGTTTAGCTAAATCACTTGGAACTTCAACGTCCATCTCTGCTAAGTTTTCGATGATTGAGACCCCGTATTGAGCGATGAACGTCAGAATGAACGGATAAGCCAAAGCGGTTAGATCAAACACGCCTAAGTAAGGGTAAAACAGCAACAAGACAATTACGATCATCAGATGCCGTAAAGTCCCCCTAATCCCCACGCGACTGTCTATTTCTTTTTGATACCAAGCACTCGCTAGTCCTGTGATAAAGTCAGCGATAATACATGTAAAGAAGATTAGCACGAGTGGATCTTGCACCATCTGACGGTATTCTTCATATATATATTGAATCACTTAATCACCTTTCTTTGTCGGTTCTTCATCGTCCTTTTCAAATTCGTATCCTAACTTGATTAGCTCTTTTTTTGTGTCTTCTTTCCATAGTAAAGGAACGCGGTCGTATGTGAATTTGCCTTGTGTAATTGATAGTGCTAAAAAGAATGCCATAATTACTTCTCCTCCTTCGTTACTTCTTCTACTTGGTTTTGCTGCATACCTAAAAGTTCTAAAAGCCCTTCCTGCATTGCGCTGGTTAAAAGATTCATTTCAATTAACTTATCGTCCACTTCTTGAATCTTCTGTTCCATCGCTTTTAACATCTCTTGGTTCGCTTTGTCTTTGAAGTTCTCACGATAGAACGCCATCATTGCTTTGTCGATGACTTCACGGTCAGATAAACCCGTGATATCCCCATCAACAATTTGAGTGATTGTGGATAATGGGTCAGTCTTTTGAATGGTTACTTCTGTCTTATAAATCTGTTTCCAATTCTTAGGGTCACGGATACCAACTTTTGCGATTAAATTGAAATTCATGTACTAACACTCCTATTCTTTTTCTTGATATAAAGCCGTTGTTAAATCTAAAACCGCTTGTTGTGTTGCTTCCAATTGCTGAGTGAGTCGGATGTTCTCCAACTCATTATGCTTGTCTTTGAACTGCTTTTTATAGAAGAGATCCAACACTTTATCGATCAGCGTTCCGTCGTCTTCATTGACATGATCGCCGTCCAGTCGTTGTTGAATCGTCACATAATCAGGATAATCTTCCACAATTTGCACAACAGTATGTCTAACTTCGTCATCTTCGCCGTAGGTCAGATACTTGCTTACAATTTTAAAGCTCATTTAGTCACCACCTTCTAAATCAATAATGTTGATCAATCGTTGAATAATTGACCCTTTGATTTCGTCAGGGAATAAAGAAGATGGAATCTTTTCAATATCTAATTCCACTTCTTCTGATAGTACCTCCACGTTCGCTTGTTCTTCGGTTAGCCCGTCACCCATTTTCTTTTGGATGGTTTCTAAAGCGATCTGCAAAGGTTCGGTTAATTGATTTTGCAACTTCACTAATCTAAAGACAAAAGCGGTAGGAAGTGTCTCATCCAACAGTTCCTTTACCGCTCCGTTCATAGTGTTGATTTCTAATAATGTTAATTTCAATGTTTACCTCCTTAGTTGAGACGACTATACGTATCATTGAGATTCCGGATAAATATCGCGCCGGCATCGCCTAAAAATAACCCTGCTCCGTTATAAGATTCATTGGTTATGAAAATTCCGGTAAACCCTCCCACTCTACCGCTGTTTAGTCTTAATACTTTACCACTGTCCCTTATCCTAATATTTCCGGTTTCCAACTGCAGATCGTCCTGAATGATCACGCGTTTATCATTGGCTGTGATGGTAAGTGCGACCATGTAATGGTCTCCTTCTCGGATACCCAGTCGAATATCGTTACCAGGCTCGGCGTTAATTGATAACGATGCTATCCCTGATCCTACAAGTTCATTACTTCTGAAGTACCCTGCTAAGTCACCATATTTGTTATAAATTTGGAGTCCGTTATCATCCAATCTCGTTGATCTCGTTCCGTCATACCGGTTCACGTACACTCCGGTTCCGTCGATTCGTACTTGTTTTGTGACCGCCTGCCAAAGTGATTGCATGAATTGTGATTTGTTACCTACTAAGTTATTCACATCCAAGTTAATGATTCGAACGTTAGCAGCGTTAAGGGTTCCGGTGTTAATTTTTGAAGCGGATAAATTACCGATATGAGCATCTCTAATAACCCCGTTCTCGATGTAAGATCGTCCATTTAAATGAATTAAATCACCTTTAATTCAAACGCCATTAGTTGATAAGTTGATCGCCGATTTAAGTTTATTACCGTCCAACCGATCCTCAACGGCTAATCGGATTGAGTCATAACTTTGTTGAATAATGGATCGAACATCACTCGCCGTGACTGTACTCGCGATTTGATTTTTCAAGATGGTCAATTGACTATTCATATCATTACGCAAATTACCAACTTGTGTGTCCACACCGGCGACTGTTTGAGTTAGTCTGGAGTAATTGGCATTTGTATCATTCATACGACTGTCTAAACGACTAGCCGTCGAAGTTAATTGACTGATTAAACCTTTTTCTACATCTTCGATTTTTGTTTGTAATCCTTTTGCGGAGATGGATATTTCAGTTGTTAGACGATCATCTAGCGTGGATAACTTTCCGGCAATGCCATCGGCTGTTTTAGCAATCTCAACACTTGTGACATCGTTATGCCACTCTTCAATCATGCCTTGAGCGTTGATCTTAATCCGTCCCCAAAGGTCCGAATTCTCCGTGTCGGTCATTTCAATATTAAGTTCTTTTAAATCTTTGAAGATCCCCGAGATGTTTCCTTCGTACACTTCAGGTGGCACAAAGTAAGTCATGTCTGGATTCTTTTCGACTTGTAGATAATTGATCGTCGTGTCACCAAAACAGGAAGACTCTAAGTCGATCGATTCCATATCTTCGTCTGCCGTGAAAGTGTAGACATACCGACCGTCTTTAAACTCAAGGTCATCAATGTTAATTTTCTTGATAGGAATCACCTCCTAGTCGTAAAAGAATTTGTTTGGTGAATCCGAAAAAGGGGAGGCGTTTAAACCAATTTGATAGACGTCTCCACCGTCCGATCTTCTCACGGTGTATTCGCCGTTAAATTCTTGGGTGATGATAACATCCCAAGTATGACCCCCACCTTTCGGTGAATAGATTCTGTTCACTTGTTCGGGACTTACTCCTTTGGATTGAATATACCTCGCTACCGAAGAGAAAAGAACCCAACCATTAGTCCCTTTAGTTATGATGTTACCGACACCTAATTGAAATGGTGCGATTTCGATCATCTTCACCTCTTCCCACAACTTGGTCGCTCCGTAGTACACTTCCTTAATCTTTGTCGCTCCCCAATACACACCCGATGTGTTTCTAAAATCAATGTTGTTCATCTAGATCACCCTCGAACCAAGTACAATGTGTCTGAACGTGGGTTGCTTGGCATGAAAGGGACGACTTCAACATTTGGTCCAGATGACTTATTCTCCAATGCAGAAATACGACTACCTAAGTCGTTGATATTCGTGTTAAACAAAGAAGTGGAGACAAAGTTATTCAACTCTGTTTGCAGTCCTGTGATTTCTAATACCGTGTGGGTATGGTTTGAGCTAGCTTTGTTACTAAGTTGCGTACTCAATCCACTAATATCAGCAATGGTGTGTTGGTGAACTTTAGCAGCACGATTGTTTATTTCATTCAATATATGATTCAAGTTCTGGTAAAGCTCTATAAAAGATAAATCCAACTCGTCGATATCACTCATCGCATGCTTATGGTTCTTATCAGCTTTGGTCATCAACTCTGTTTTAGTAACGTAGTCAGACAAGTCAACGTCCGCCGCCTTAATTTGATTCAACTGCTCAGGCGTAAGGTCTTCAAAGCGTAACGGGTCACCTTTATCTCCTTTGTCTCCCTTGGCTCCTTTAAGGGGAATGATGTTCTCAAAACGAGTAATTCTACCGTCTTTCATTTCCGAAACTCTTCCTAACCTACCATCGCTCGATAAGAAGTAGTCAATCCCTACTCGTGCTTCGGGTGAGTTGACATCACGGTAGATTACCGAACCAGCTTCCCCTTTATCTCCTTTGGCTCCAGTCGCTCCTCTGGCACCAGTCGAACCGGTTAAACCGCGTAACCCCTGTAAGCCTTGTTCACCTTGATGACTCTTAAGGTCTTTCCACACATCTTCGCCATTACCAACCTTAATCACTTGCGTGTCGCTGGCTACGCCAATTTCACCAGCCAGCAAAACTACGTCACTTTCTAACCATTCATCTTCCGTCTTTTGAGCGACGGTAATTCGTGCGTTAATTGTTTCTTTCAAATTTATACACCACCTTTAATTAATAACTCGTAGTTGTCGTTCCACTGTAAGGTTATTTCACTTGTCAAATCATTCTCCACGTAATCTTTATATTCTAAATCTAATTCGATCGTGGTAGGTTCAGTAATCTCTTTGGCAAGTTCGATCGTCTTATACCAATCTGAGACTAATTGAATCGTTTGCGCTCCTTGATAAGTTTCTACTTCCGTTGTTTCTTGGTCGGTTGTTTGAGTGATCGGATCAATTCCTTTACGGTCATTCGTTACTGTAATATCAACCGGTCGTAATTCGTACGGCGCGCTTAACTTAAAGATCAACATGTATTGTTCGATTAAATGACAAATCGACTCAAAACTAATCGTGTAGGTTTCGCCTTTTTTAAACCCTCCATCATTAGCAACAATGGTCGTCATCTTATCTTCCAGCGTTATCGTCCGTTTGAACTCACCTTTAAGAATGTTTTTGTTATACCGTGTAATTCCATCATTTCCGATCATCTCAGCGTTAACTCGACTTGTTTCAGAAATCGCATCAACTTGAGACCTTAAATCTTTGAAAGACGTATCAATCTCTTTGATGACAATCTTTTCAATTTCAAAGTCCATCGACTTACGAAATTCTTCAAGCTCTTTATCAAGTTCTTCTTGACGCTTATTGATCAGTGCATCGTGCTCCTTAACCAACTCGTCCATTTCTTTGAGTTTTTCTTCAACCACGTTCCAATCTTTCGAGCGAACGATCTCTTCCCATGCTTCGCCGTTCCACATATAAAGAATCGTATGTCGCTCGTCTGTTGGATCTGGTTTATACCAAATATCCCCAACACGTGGGTTTTGCGGTTCGTCGCTCATGTAAAAGTTACGGGTCATACCATTTGCGCTCGGTAGCACATTGAGAATTTGATCCATCATACCACCCATATGCTTGTCGATTGCATTGGTAATCGACGACTCTAACTGCGCTCGCTTACGTCCCTCAGACAAGTTCATTTGATCACCTAAAACGATCTCAATCGCACGGTTTGTTAAGCGGTCATACGTGATCTTAAAGATCCGTGTAGAGTAATCTAAGTTGCGGTCCGGTCTTACCACTCGAACGGTATCACCTAACTCGCCCCGTAGATAAACCACACTTGTTTTAAACGTCATTCGTGGACGTGCGTAGTCTTTTAAGGTCTCATAAGTCATTTTTAATAAAATCTCTGGGTCTTCTTCGTCTTGGAATTCAATCATTCCAATTTTAGGACGATTACCACCCTTGATCGATTTGATACCGTATTGTTTGGTAGCATCAGGCAATTCCACGTACTCTTGACCTGCTGGCTTGTCGACTGGATCACCTTTGGCTTTTGACCATACGACATCAGCGAACGTGATCTTACGTCCGTACCCTGCTTGACCACTTTCGTTGTCTTCTTCGCTGGATACCTCTTCACCTTTGCCGCGTCCAATTAACGCCGTGTATAACTCCATGCTTTCAACTTCTTGGATAACTTCCAACCCGTTCATTCCATAAACAACACGCCGTCCATGATTACCGCCGATTTGATTTCTAAAATCGATGTAGCGGTTACCAATACGGTTATCGTTGATTTCTGCAAAGAACTCCATTTCCATCCGGGTTGCTAAACAAACCTTTTTTAGCACGTCAAAGGTCGTGTCGTAATAAGTGTGAATGGATAGTCGTTTATCCGCCACATAACCTGTGTCCCAGTTTGTGTTACTTAACGCCCAATCTAAATAAAACCGTGCTTCAACCTCTCGTGGTCTCGTTTGTTTGTCAGGCGGAAAGCTTTTCCGCAATTCTTCAATTGCTGACTGCACCCCTGTTAAGTACGTCAGATCATTTTTCGTTTCTGATTTAGCTAAGAAGAATAAATGAAACTTATAGTCTTCTTCGCTTGGTATCGCTAAGTATTCAATCTCACTGATCAAATCATCGGGTAAGGCTTTTACGCTTGCTTCTAAGCGGTCAGATACATAATTTTCATCCGTTAGTTCAGTGATATGAAGTAGCTCTACGATTGCATCCTTTCGAAGAATTTTAATGAGTTCTTCTTGGTTATTGAATAGATAAATCATAGTGCTTTCTCCCTCCATTCCACCTTCTGCAAGCTTGCGCCAGTGACTCTGACGGAATCACCATCTCGTAAGTAAAACTCCTCAGGGAATGATAAATACGCTAAATCCATGAGGTGATTTCGCTCGCGATAGATAATTTCAATATCATAGTCATTCCACTTAATCGTGATAGGTGAGCCTTGAGTGTAAGATCCGATGAGCTTGATTCGTTCACCGTGTCCGTTCGTGATTTCAATCTCATTCACTGTGCCAGTTGGATTTATTTGAATCAATGTTGGATTCACTTTGTCCACGTACTTTAAATCGATCCGACCCGTTGTTGATTGCAAGTCTTTTTGTTTATGCGGTTGTGGAATCAGTAAATTAAACTCCGACACCAACGCTAAACGATCTTCCAATTTGTCTTGTTGTGTTTCGTTCAGCAGTCCATAATATGACCATTCGTTTTCATCATCGAAACGGATTTCCGCTAAGTTATCCGCATCAAACCCATTTAAAAAGCTGTTGAGTGTCAAATACTTTTGCCTTAATGATTCGCTTGTATCTGCTTTTAATTGATACTTCACTGTGATAATTCGTGCAGGGAGTCGTGAGTTATTTACCCACACACCGCCATTTGGTAAGTCGGTTACTTCGTTATCTCGTGAAAATAAAGAACGACCACCAACAGATAACTGTCGGTAGCCGTCAATTAGTTCGTTTAAGTAAGTGCCTTCGATCGCCATGTTATCGGAAGGCGCTCGTTTAGTAGATGGTTTCATTGTAAAGTTTGAAAATTCGTACATTAATAAGCACCTCCATACGCCCCTTGAATTCTCGCTTCACTTTCTTGTACTTGGGTAATGCGACTAGTAAAGCGCTTGAACTCATAACCACCAATATTTAATTCAATGTTAAAGCTTGGTGCTGGACTTTCATTACGATTGATTGTTAAACGATGTTGCGAATTTATCAATCCACCCCTCAATAATCCACTTAGGTCGTCTTGCACTGTGGATAACCCATCTATTGCTGAGTTGGCTAGCCCTGTCGCCATTCTTGTTACAGGTCGTTTCCAATCATCAAGCCCATCGTAATACCCTTCCCCAGTCTGTTCACCCATTTTATGTGTTACTCGAGAAGGAGAATGAATACTCAAGGCAGAGCGCATAGCAGCGGCTGCACTATTGGCGATACTTCGTGCTAAACCAATAATGGCTCCCGACATACTTGATAATCCGTTATAAAAACCCATTCCCATATTTCGTCCAGCGGATGCAGCTTGGCCTGCAGCGCTGTTCATCGCACTTACTGCACTACTCATACTAGAACGAATATTTGAAACAACTGCACTCATCGTTGATGACACATTCGATTGCAATTGGCTCATGCTAGAAGCAGTGTTTGACACAATTTGTTGCATACTTGTTTGAGCAGTTTGTTGCATTGTAGTGAACTTTGATTTTACATCAGAATTCATTTGAGTCATTTTCTGACTTGTTTGAGTTGCCATTTGACTGAAGTTTGTTGAAACATTCTGTCCCATTGTTTGTGTTGTGCTTTGGACTTGTGATCCTTGTTGCTGGAAAGAAGAAGTAACCTGTGAACTCATATTTGAAACAGAAGCTTGCGCTTGAGAACTCAACTGATCATAATGCATAGATGATTGAGCTACTTGTTGTCCTGATGCATTTACGCCATCCGCAATGGCTAAAACATCCGGCGGAATAGTTCCTTGCATTCCAGCAATCGCTGCGTTTGCCCCATTAGTTAGTTCATCGAAGTATGGAACACCTTCTGGTACTCTAGACATATTATCTAAAATGCTTTGAGCCGTTTGTCCTGATGAGTCAGTAGCTCCTATGCCGAATTGATCCATATTGAACATGGCTTGTTCTCCGAATTGAGCAAAGAAGTCCGAACCTTCTGGAACTCTCCCCAACTCTTGAAGGATATTATTGGTTCCTTCACTGGTTTCGATTCCAAGGTTCGCCATTGTCATTGCCATGATTTCTTCTGCGGTCATATTTGCAAAGGCATCATCTGCACCTTGAGCTGCCTCTTGAAAATCAGTTTGTGTATTTAACTTAATCTCTTCAGTTTCTTGTTTTAGGCCCATTTTAGTAAGACCCATTTTTTCGAGAATCCACTCGCCGGCTTTTCCAAATGGAGCAACTAAGGCAGATATAACCTCCTCGCCCAATCCAGATAACCCTTCAAGTAATGCTGAACTAATATCAGAGACTAAACTTCTGATTCCTTCAAGGATACTTCCTCTGTTATTCCATAGTCCCACTACTAAGCTTGCAATGAACTGTGCACCCATTGAAATAAACTGAGGAATAGCCGTAGCTAAAGCCCTAATTAATTGAGCGATAATCTGTCCTGCTGCCGCTATGATATTTCCTAAATTAGCCGTGATCCCTTGTACTAACGTAGTGATAATTCGCATTCCCACTTGCATTAATTGAAACACTACTTGCATAGCGCCTTGGATAAAACCTGTGACAGCTTGAACTCCTAGCGATAATATCTGCGGTAAGTTAGTCATCACCCCATTGATCAATGTCATGATAATTTGTGCACCCACCGCTATGATCGAACTAATGGTTGAAACAACCCCTTGAATAAAACGTGGCACGACTTGATGACCTTGTGCCAAAAGATTTGGCACAGCACTCATGACACCTTGCACTAGAGATAAAATCAACTGCATTCCTGAGATAATCAACTGTGGGATAGCGCTAGCAATAGAAGTGACAAATGTAGAAATAATTTGGAACGCGCTACTTAACAAACTTCCCATATTACTCATTAGTCCTTGATTTAAAGCTTGAATGATTTCCACACCTTTTTGAACCATCACCGGAAAATTCGCAACAAATGCTTGCGCAAATAACGCCAGCACCTCTGCTCCGGCACTCATCAAGGAAGGTATTCCAGATATAATACCGTCAGCTAATCCACTAATGATCTGAGGTCCTTGAGTAATCGCTAGCTGTGCTACTGTGTCTATCTGATGCCCAAAATGTTGATAAGCTAAACCTGCCCCTAATAAAGCCGCTCCAATAACTGCACCTACCACACTGGATTGAAGTCCCATCATAGCTAATTGACCGACTGCTTTACCAGTCATAGTTGTGATTTTCATCCCCATGCTACCAAAGCTCATTGCTGTATTTCCGACAGCTCCACTTATCATATCCATTGCTTTCATAACATGACTACCTTTTTCAACCAATGAATTGAACGGTGCAACTATGCCTTTGGTCATTGATATAGATGAATTTTTCAATTGCTGTCCTTTTGTCATTAAAGAATCAAATTGACCCTTAACTTTTTCAGTCGCTGTTCCAACGATAGGGAACGCTTGTCCTAGGTGTCCGACAAACTCATTAACACTTGCTCCGAATTTGTCAAAACTTGTTTTAACCATCGTAGGGATATCCTTTATTTTTCGTCCTAGCCCGTAGAAACTTTCCCCGATACCATCAACGGCACCCGTAACCACACTTTTGGATTGATCCCACATATTTAATCCTTTAGCCATCGCATTAATTGCTGTATCAGCAACCATCACTGCTCCGACCACTTGAGCGAATCCTGTGACTAACGCCATTGGGTTGACATTACTTAAATCAAAGAATTGCTTGATTTGACTTTCTAGTGGTTTGAGAGTTTCACCCAGCTCTTCGATTGCCTTTCCTGCACTTCTCATCGCTCCGCGGACACCATAAGAGAACTTATCCAACATTTGAACAATAGACGGTAAGTTAAGTTTTTGAAGAAAAGATTCAACCCCTTCAATCATTGAGGTCAGTCCCTGAGTCACACGACTTCCGACTAACATCCACGCTGTGCCGATACCTTCGGTTTGAGCGAATGCCATGTCTGTAAGAGACTCTAATGAGTCGCTCCCGTTTTCCGCTAAGTCAATTAAAGCATCCATGAAATCATTTGCGTCGTATGTTCCTTCTTTAAAAGCTTCTTGAAGTTCATCGATGTTATTATGACCCATTCGTCTTGCCATTTCTTGAAGTGCGGGTCCTAATCCGTTAGCGATCATCGATTGAAATGCATTTCCATCAACTGTTCCTTTAGCAAAAGATTTAGTTAATTGATCTGTCGCACGGTCAACCTCTTCTGCTGTTCCTCCGAAACCTAATACAGCTTTGTTTAAAGCATCCCAAGCTTTAGAAGATTTCGTTAAGTCTTGAGTTACTCCAGCAAAAGATTGCGTCCCTCTGATAGCTTGGTCTAATCCTGTCGGTAGTCCATCTAATGATTCAGCAAAGAAATCGACCGCTCCTTGCGCTTCTTGCGAACTAAACTTCATACTTTCAAATACTTTAGACGCGCTCTGCAAGGTGTCAAAACGCCTGACCGCTCCACCCATAGAAGAACTAATCATTCTGACTCCAGTGGAAATAGCTTTACTAGCTAAGCTTCCTAGCATAAAAGATTTAGTCATATTAGACATGCCTTGCGTTGAAGTGGTAGTTGACCGAATTAGGTCACCTAAACTCCGATTAGCTGAAGTCATTGTTGATGTAAAACCTCTATCAACAGCAGTTAATATCGCTTCTACTGAATAAGATTGCATTAGGTACCTCCTTTCTGCAGTTGTTGAATTCGTCTGGTTCTTGCTTTAAGTTCTTCGAATACCTCTGCTTTTGAGTCAGAGTTTTCTTTCTTATAAAAATCGTTAAAATCACGATAAATGTATTTGTCTTTTCGGATAGCGCCAACCTCTCTTTGATGAAGCCAAGCGTTAAAATACATTTTGAACTCATCATCTTCATATCGTTGAGATAGAGCCATCATTCGCATACCATACTCTTCCCATGACATGTTAAGAATATATTCGTAGTCTTGGATCTCTAAATACCTAAAGCAATTGTAAATTGCATCTTCATAAATATTTTTTATTGGACGTCCGTTGACATTACTTCCTCTTGTGCGTTTTCCATACGCTTCAACATAGCTTTTGCTCCGGGTACTTTCTTGAGTAATTCGAAAAAATATTCAAATAAATCAAAATCATCTTCTCGATCTAGTTGTTCGTAAATATACTCCTCAATTTCTGTATTCGTTGGTTTATCATGTAGAGTGGTTGTCGCAAAGCGAATAATCTCTGCGATCATCTCTGCGTTACCAAACTGGATTTCAGAGACTGCTTTAGGTAATCCAGCAGATATTTCAAATCCGTTTTGATTCAATGTATATTTTTCGTTCAATAATCGTAAAAATTCCAATCCAAACGTTAAGATATATTTCTTTCCGCCAATTTCGATGATTTCCGTGTTTTTTGCCATAAATTACTTCTCCTTTGTTTTAATTAAAATAAAAAGCGGGACGTTTGCCCCGCTAATACTTCTAAGCACCAACTGCTTGTAAGTCTCTAAACTCATAGACTGCTTTGATTAACTCTAAGTCTTCAGTCGGCAAATCAACTTCACCCTCTAATGGTTGTCCATCAATTGACATGGAAGTTGTAATCTCTTCTAATTCTTCCACGTTTGCTGGGACGGACCATTCGTTTAAGTTACCTTGTGCATATAACGCTCCACGCTTATTCTCTCCACGATTATCAGAAATATCTACTTCCCATACTTCTAACTTTAATCCATCTGTTACGGCTTGACGCAACATCGTATTTAACTTATCTTTTGTTGAGATTGCTGTTAATTCAAGAGACACTTCTAAAGCTCCTTCTTGAACAATTCCTCCGTCTTTTGTCTGAACAACTTCATTATCTCGTTCATATGACCACTCATGTTCTACTTGTAATGCTAAACGAGCTGCTTTATTTTCAGCAGCATCTTTCAGTAAACGAAAGTATAAAATCTTATCTTTACCTCTAATTGGTGTTTTTGTATTTTCTGCCATGTATACTACTCCTTTTTTAATAAAATTGATATTCAAGCTCAATAATTCCATGCCACAATAAAGTGCTTGTTGAGTCATCAATTAGCAAACGAGTCTGACTCCCTTGCAACACTGAATTTAATCGATAGCTTTTTGTTCGTTTTAAGTTGATTGCTTGCTGGTATAAACTGTTACCAATCGTACTTGCTTGATTTCGGTTGTCGGCTAACGTCCACGTATGGATAGTAGCTGTAACTCTCCCGATTAGCTGGCTTTTATTAGGGGTGGGTATAAAGTGTGTGTCACCAATCACTACTATAGGGAATTCTGTGTTTTTTTTAGGCACACTATCATATGTTTTAAACCCTAAATCTTGAGAAATCTGAAATAACGTATCATATAGTTCCTGGTCAATCACTTCATCACCCTTTCTATATCGCTAATAAATCTTGTTTTCACTGTATTAAAAGATGGACGTACAAAAGGTTGAGGTGTCATTTTATACGTTCCATACTCAACGTATACCGAGTAATGTGTACCTGGTTTAACCCTTGCTGTAAGTCCACCGTCATCAAGACTCAGTGTGATAGAACGTCTTGTAGCGCCCGTTGAATAACCTCTGACAAAGACTGCGTTTCTAACCATTACAGCATTTAAATCGGCGCCATTCGTTCTAACAACTTGTTTGATCAATTCTTTACTAATTGCTTTTTTTAAGTGAACTTGAATTTCAGTAGCACCTTTTAATTCAATTCTAAAACTCATATTGCTACCTCTAAATAAAAAACTGTACGTCCTCTAAATTGAAGAACACGAACAACTTTATAGAGTTGCCCATCAATGCGGACTTCATTTTGTTTGATAGTTATCTTGTTTTTACATCTCGCAATAAGTATGTTTTGTTTATAATCACCAAACACTTGCATACTACGCTCTAAAGAAATAGGACTTAAATGACATGGTACTACTTTATAGATAGCTTCTTGAACCACTTCATGCCGCCCAACTTTAGGATTATAGCTTGAAACAGGTTCTTGAATTTGAATCTCAAGTCGGTGATTATATCTCATCGCCAAAGCACCCGACCTTTTTCTCGTTCGGGTACTAAATCGAACTCAGCATTAATCCACGTCATGTATTCGTCAAAGTCTGATTTTTCAAACACTTGCAACAAATCTGCTTGTCTTTCTTGACTCATGCCCTCATTGCCAATGCGGTTGTATCGTTTGATCATGACTTCGATAATCATAAAGCGGAAGTCTTCAGGGATTGAGTTGTTAGTAAAGTGCTGGTGAGTGATCAAATTAAAAAGCGCTATCGTATTTTCTTCGATAACGCTTAATAATTCATCTTGAACATCGTCAGTGATTCCTAGTAAAGTTTTTACCTGATTAATCATCTTTCTCAGCCTTTGGTTCAGCCTTTTTTACTGATTCAATCAAAGGTTCACCACGCTTATTTTTTTTTAGTAGATAATTCTGCAACACGAGCTTTCGCTGTGCTACCTACATAATCATCACCTGTTACATAAAGACGATTATTATCTTTTAAGTCGATAAACGCTTTAATCACTTTATATTCACTCATACTTATGCTCCTTCAGGTTCTTTTAATAACGCGAACGCTTCGTCCTTAACAATTAACATACCTAAATCCATTGTGACACGAAGCGCCATTAATTCTTGTTCGAATAAGTTGACTGGCGTTCCATCTTCGTTCGTAATCGTTGAAAGTTGCGCATCAGTAGATACTTCATAAGATAAGTCAAATGGAATACCATAGAATAACTTGTTAAAATCTCCAGCGATGATTGTGCCATCTTCCATTGACTTAAAGTCCACAATTGGACGTCCGTCCAAGGTGTTATTTGTGCGGTCATAGATTGGCAAGTTCTGTGGATCTAATGCACCGCGTAACTTTGTCCGGTTCTTGGCTTTAGAAATATAAGCATTCGCTTCCACATCGTTTTTTAACAACGCATCTTCTAACGTGATAACTCCGTTGTAATCCAATTTATCTTCAACGTTGTTTCCGGCCGTTTCAATCGATTGCACAATAGACTGATTGAATGGGTTGTCTTTATTTAAAATAACTGCTTCGTCAAACTTTTTGTAGAATGCTTCTGCGATACGTGGACGCATAATGTCAAAGAAATTACTTACTTTATAATGTAAGAATTCACGAGATACTGGCATGATAATTCCTAGTTTTGCAGATGTCATCTTAACAGTGGTCCATTTTGCTTTAGAAGTTTGGATCTTTTGACCCTCTCCTACCCAGTAAGCACCTGGTCCTTCCAGGAAGTATTGGAATTCTTTTTCTTGACTATCCATTTGTTCGTACTTACCTAACTGCATGACGATTGAATTCTCCATCACTTCTTCAACAATCAATTCATTAAATGAACCTGGGATTGTCCCTTCGGTTGCATCCGCTAACATTACATTGTCTGGATTAAATACTTGTGTTTTTAGTTTTGACATTGATATTCTCCTTTTCTACTAATTAAATAATACGGTGTTTTGCAGCTCTTTCTGCTAAAGTCTGACGATCGTTCGGTGCGTTGTATGTTCTTTGAGGTTCTGAGGGGGTATCTTGTCTAACCTTCTCTTTTACTTCGTCTCGCACCTTATTCTCAATCACTTTTTTCAAGGCATTCACTGCATCTAAAATCTTTTCTTTATCGTCTAATACAACAAGAAAGTCAACCAGTTCTGTTGGTAAATCTTTTTCTAAAACATCTGTTTTGACTTCTGCTTTCAATTCAGCTAATGCTAGCGCTCGTTCACGTTCTTTTAGTTCTTCTTCTCGTTCAGTTAACTTCGCTTCTTCTTTTTCTTTTTCAGATAATTTAGCATATGAACGTTCTTTTTCTAATTCTTCTTTTAGTTTTTGATTGAACTGTTCTTCTAACTTTGCTGTATTATTTTTTAAAGCTGTACCGATCGCTTTAGAAATCACGGAATCCAATTCACTTTGACTTTGCGGTAAATGTTCTTGTGTATCTGTTCCTTCAGTTTCTTTTACTTCTTCTTGTGACATGTTATTACCTCCTTGCCCGAATAGTTAACCAACACAAAAAGCCCCTACACAGTCCTTACCCCGTGCAGTGGCATGTTCATTCCCTATTCAGTCAATCTTTTAGTTATCTAGGCAGTTTAACGTCGTGGCTAGAATTGGACATAAAAATAGCACCGACAACTGAGGGTAGGTACTAGATATTCAAAGCGGACATTTCTCGCTTTCTATTTGGCTTTTCAAATTCAGCCAACACATTCATTTCTTCCTGTTCAGATAACCCTATCATTCGCAACGATAACAGCTCCTGAATAGTCATCTTACTTAATTTTTCAGGCGTAAAGTGATAAATGTGAATACCGCTATTTTTAAAAATGTTTTCTAAATGTTCATTGGAAAACTTCGACATTTATATCACTCCTTTAATACCATATAAATAACTAACTGATTCGAATCTACCTCTGATTTAATTATATCATACCTTGTATCAGGTCGTATTATCATTTCGCTTTCCATCATATTTTCAGTAACAAAAACATTCGTTTTTTTAGGCACATCAATAACCAACTTTATCGATCTGTTGTTTTTAAAAACATTTTTATCTTCTAATAAACTAACAGATACAAGTCCTTGGTCTCGAAATGATATTTCACTCTTATTTAAAACGTCAACTATGTCATTAATATTAGTGACTTCAACAAATTTCTTCTGATTTTGCGAAATTATTGAGCCAAGAGCCTCTGTATCCACATATCTAACAGTTCTTAAGTTACTTGGTAATTCGTTCTTTGCAATAACATTATTTAAAACTTCAATAGTTTTCATCTTTTCAGTCGGTAGCTGATGTGTTTTTCCAGAGCGCATCGCCCGATTAATATAAAAGCTATTGGGTGTCTGTATGTAGCCATCATGCTTATCATATATTATTTCTTTTTCAACTGCATTTATTTTTCCAGATTGAGTTATTAAAGATATTAAGTTTTGTGGTTTAATGAAATCGAACTTTTGGTCCTCCCGCTCTTTCAACATCTCTTCCAACTTATCGCGTTCTTTATCCACGTTCGGCGCGGTTGAACATCGACAATGCGGATGCATTGGACAGGCATTTATCCCAGGTGTCATATCATCCACCTTGAATGTCTTATCATGCAGTGAAGCGCAAATCAAACATGCTGTCGGTTCTGCTAAATAAATATACTCATCAAAGTCATTTCGTTTGTATAAATCCTTTTGGACTTCCGTTTGGACTCTTGCTGATTCAGTGACAGCTAACCGTCTAGCTTCGTAAGCTCCTACATTAAACATTTCTCTTAACCTTGGAATGGATTCTAGCGGACTTCTTCCCATAAGGACGACATCTTCAGCGATTTGAGTCACCATCTTCGATAAGCCGTCTTGTCGTTGCCACACTCTATCTGACCAGGTCACGCCTTTAAAACTTGTATGAGACAACCGATTGATAATCTGATGAGCAATCTCTGGTTCGGGCACAGTTAGCTCCATTATTCCAGCTTGGTTTCGATATTCTCTTAAACCTTCTTTTAAAATGTACTCTTGCGTCGTTTGTTCTTCCTCGTCTGCCATCAAAGCCACGTTCATCTCTAATGTTGCTTTAAATAACTCTAAACGATTGGCACGAAGTGAGAAGTTGTATAACCTCATCAACTCAGTGGCCTTTTGGTTATCTCGTAACCGTTTATCTACCCACGCTTTTGCTAACCATTGAAATCTTTCCATTTCCAACTCACTTGCAAGGACTTTAGTTTGCCCGGCTGTTTTACCAATGGACTGTCCAAAACTGTGATACATTCGCTCTAACTCTTTTTCAATATCAGTTAACGTTCTTTGATAAATTCGATCATACGTCGTCTGGAGTGCTTCGTCCCTCTGTTTGATCTGGCTCATCTCTTCGGTTCTTCGGATTTGCCAGTAGGTCTTCTTCACCATTATCCGCACCTCTCATTCGTGACTGTAGATCCCCCATATACTGTTGACGTTCTTCTTCAACGGCTTTAATCTCGTCTTCAACATTGTCTACAAATGACGCTTGTGATAACAATGTGGACTGACTGAATTTAGCTCCTGCACTTGAAAGAACCGGTAGTTCTTGCGTTAAGTTGACGGGTAGGTTCGGTGTAAACGTCACGACCAAATCTTTGACTGCTTCCTTACCTTCTGTTTCGTTGATGAAATCGCCCATTGCTAGTAGCATTCCATAACGTCTTGTAAACACTTTACGGATTAAGCGTTCTTTAATCGCTCTATCTTGCTGTAAACCTAACAATTTGTATTTCATCGCTTCACCAGATTGTGTTCCTGCAAAGTTTTGGTCGCTCACGTCCGGCGTATAACTAAACAGATAAATATCCCGTCTTAACCGTTCCTTGTGAGCTTCCACGCCGTGTACGTCATATTCCGGGTGCATGAATTTTGCTTCAATCTTTGACTGGCTGTTATCTGGCAGGACTCCGGTTGGGAGTAACATCATGTTCGCTTTTGGATCATAGTCTACTTCATCAGGATTAAAATCCCCCGTCACAACTAATAACGACTCATTCGTATCGGTCATGTAGTTTCCTGTGTCTGATTGTGCAGCGTCATATAAATCAATCAGTGGAATGACCTTTTCATAATCTCCCATGCGATAACGATTAAATGTCGCTTCTACCACAGGGACATCACCAAAAAAGTGTTTTGTTCTAGAAACCTCTCTTAACTCACCGCCAACAATTTTTGTCGGTGCATACTCAATGACTTCCTTATCTGTATAAACTGTCACATAATATAACAATTCATTTTTCGTTTGAAATGATGGATAACGAACAGCAAACAACGGTTCTTGTTGTACGGTTGTGTCATACACAACAAACGTCCATTCGGGATTACTGATCGCAATATGCGTCTCATCGTCAGTGCCCCGATACATCATTTCATAAGCTCGACCAAACTTGGATAAGTCGGTCGCTAAATCAATGTTGTGTGCATCCATATCTTCTTGTTGATTCCATTTTTCAGTAACATCATTGAGCGCATCGTACTCATCGCCCCTACCTCTGAACTCTGTTTTTACTGGTACACCAACAAAGTATGCTGTTCTAAAAGTAGTAATGTTCTCAGCAAAAGGATGCGGTGTTCGGTAATCTGATTTATTTTCATCAAACCGTCTTTTTCGATTTAAAATACCATCGTTTTTTCCGATATGATAACGGTGCAACATCTGCAATCGTGGTACTTGCTCTGCTTGGTGGTCTGCCACCAGTGCTAACAAGTCTTCGTTATTCGGCAATTCGTCCATTCGGTAGATTTCGTTAGCTCGTTCAGTTATATATAGATTTTGTTTACCGTATTCAAATTCGTTGGCTCTCTTAATTTAAATCACCTCATTCTTCTTAATGCTTTCATCTTGTCTTTTTGTACTGTCTTCTTCACTTCATACCCAACAGATGTTCTAATCGGTATCCACCCATACTGACTTGCGTTAATCGTATGGTCATTTCGGTCTTCAGGTTGGTCTTTGTCGTATGAATAAGTATTGATTTCATGGATGTGATGATTGCAATGTCTAACAATCAAATACATTTGGTTATCAATCCACGAGTTCATAAAGTTCACACGGTCAATAATCTTTAGGCTTTTATCTGAATTGATAAAACTATGCAGCGACGATACATTGCGCTTCAGTTTGTTCACTTCAGTAATCGTTGCCTGGTCTGCGTTATCGATATGGACATACCGGCTAAAACCCCATTTATCCGTACAATAATCCATAAAAGAAAAAAGCTCCTTAGCCACATCTGATGGACTAAACGGAACTTCTTCATCTTTGTTGCTCATGATCTTTTCTTCTAAAACTACTAATTGACCTTTATCTGTAATCCCTAGAAAGATAAACGCTACCGTATCATCGGTATGCTTAGAATAACTTGTGTCCACTCCACAAGAATAAGAAACAAATCTAAATGTTTTAGCCTTCGCTTCGGTAATGACGTTACGATTGTACTCAAAACTGCTGAACACCAAACCTTCTGCTCGACCACGTAAACCTTGTATCTTATTCTTGTAGAGTTTAGTTCCTTTAGGTACTGCACCTTTGATTCGTTCTTTCTTTTCTTCACTTAGTCCTGCATTGTGACTAAAATCAAAAAACCAATGAATCCACCCATCTTTCGGCTGTTCATTGAGTTCACTTGTTATTTCGATTGGAGCATCATTTTTAAACTGTTCTAACGGTCGACTTCGGTTAATATATTCATGGTAAATAGGAAGTTCAGGGTCGTCTGGGTTGGATGTGGTCATAACATAATCACAACGCATCCAAATTTCTCGGACATACTCCATATCTGCAATGTTTACTTCATCAATAAACAAACAACCGTACTGTCCACCTAATGCTTTCTTCCAGCGCGTCTTATTGTCATAACCCAACACATAAATAACCTTTTCGCCTTTAGGTGTATAGTAAATCATATGAGGTAGTGAGTGGTCTTTATTTCCGTTTGGTCGGTATTCAATATACTGACCTAATAAATCAAGTAAACCTAATTCAGATTGAATGATGTTCTTTTCGATCGTTCCTAAGTCCAGTCCGCTCAGGACATGTAATTTCCGAGTCGAATCCGCTACCTTGAGCATCCATTTAAATGCCCCAACCGTCGTCTTTCCTGCGGCTGTTGTTCCTTCTAGATTTTCAACCTCAGCATCCCATACTTTCAAGAAAGATTTATATTTATCAGACAATACTAACTCCACTACTGATCACCCTTTAATTGAGAAATCATTTTATCAAGTGGGTTCGTATCGACTGTTGCTGTAATCTCTTTCTTATCTAAATAAGCGCCAGATACTTTGAAGATATGGTCTAACGAACGTTGCCTATCTTCGATTGACGGAGTCACCAGTCGTTCATTTTCAATCTCAACAATTCCTGTAATCTTATCTACCTGCTTGAAGTAAGATCGTTGCGGTTCACCTCGTGCGATTGACGCCGTGATCGCTAGCGCTTCTTCCACGGTCATTGATAGCTCATCAAAGTATTCTTTTGATCGTTTCTTTATTGCTTCAGAAACCTTAGCATTCCTTAGCAATCGGACTCCTTGTCCTTCAGCGCTATTTTCCGAGTATCCCGCCTTAATCGCTGATTGTTTAGCATTTCCTGAGGCAACGTACTCCTCAACAAATTTCTGCTGTCTTAAATTTAAGTCTTCCAGTTTCCGTCACCTCTTTCATGAATTTGTTATATAAATAAAAAACTCCCTGACATTAATCAGAGAGTTCACTCATCGATATTTTTTTATTATTGGAGGAAATCGATGAATCGTAAAGTAGGATGATTACGCCCATAATGGTCGCTGTCGTCGTAAGGGACTTTCCTTACACTATCATAATAGCACGAAAGTAAGTCCCAATAGTGCCAACTTTCAAAAAAAGCTAAGTTTTTCAGCGAGTTCTTTTACAAACTCGTTTCTTAGCCTTATACACTGTCGTCTCGACACGTTCGTAGCCAAACTAACGCCGTCCCATGTATGTCTTCGTGGCTTTTCTAAATACCACAACTCGATAATCTTCAACGTCTCATCGTCAGCAGACACCATCATCTCTTTTAGCGCTGCATATTCAAAATTCCATTGTTTCAGTTGTTTATCCAACATAAGCCTCATTGCTGTGTTCTCAGTAGGAGAAGAGGGTATGTTTCCTCCTCCACCCTGATTAACGTCCGTCTGTTTGTGAGGGTGATGCAACTCCTCTTCTCGTTTCTTTATCCACTGAGGGTATTTGTAATAACTTTGGATGACTGCTTCTGTATGCCTGAACGCCCCATCTCGCAGTCCTCCTCGTTCTCGCAAACAATCAGCTCCTTTACAAGAAAATTAGCGTCCCTTGCATTTGATTTTGATACACAAATAAATCTTCTTTTGTCTTGAACCGCTCCGGGAATTCTCTTTCAATGAAATGATATCGTTTATCCGGCGCTCCTAATTCTTCTTTTCTGACCACATGCCGTGTACCCGTGTCTTTACATTCCATAATAAACGTATTGTCTTGTTCAGCGACAATATCTCCATCCCATTCAAACCCATAAATGCATGTTACTTTCATCGATCTAACTCCTTACCAATGAATCCCATCGTGAGAAACAGCAACACCAGAGAAAACACTTTTATTTTTAGCGAAGCGCCTAACCACGTCATGACACCCATTCCGATTAAGAAAAATATCATTAAAGTTACAAGCGCTGCTAATACTCGGTCTATAAATTTTTCCACCGTTATTCCTCCTTCACGAAGACACCGTTAATTAGCCTCCCCTTACGATCCTTAATTTCATCGTAAGCTTGTGCCACACAATCCGTAATATCAATATCTAACGTTTCGCATAATGACACCAGCGTTACAAAGATATCGCCAATTGCATCTTGAATAGCGTTCATGTTACCTTTTGCCATTCCTTCTGCTAATTCCCCTACTTCTTCAATGACTTTTAGGAATTGCTTACCTGGTTTAGCTGTGTGAATGTTCCGTGCTCTAATCCATTGTGTGATTGCTTTCGTCAAGCTGTTCATGTTCAAATTCAATCAACCTTTCAATATAATGTTTTGCCTTTTCTAAATCTTCGATACCATTTTTTTGTCGTACCGCACCACATATTTTGTGATGTGACTCTTCATTGCCGTTCTGAATCCTTCAACCGAAAAGAGTTGACTCCACATCTTGATTAAGTCCGTTCCATTGTTGCGATAATAGCTAGGTTTAATCTTCTCTGGTTTTGTACTCATAAATATCTTGCTCCAATTCTCTTAACATGAATCGAATATCACTTAAGCTGTTGGCTGTACCCGTATTTTCAAAGTGCATCGAGCGAAGTTTCTCGCCCTTATATTCCATCTCCCATACCTCCACGATGACGGTTGAACGCCCACCCCTCGTTATTGTGTATGACTGAACGATCTTTGGCTCTGTCGTTTGCAAGTGAATGTCATCGGAATCCTCTAAACCTACTGCCATGAACACGAGATAGGCGAAGAGTAGTACAATAATAAGGATCGCCATGAAACTTAATCTATTGGTTGTTGACTTCATTAGCTATCTCCTCGATTCTATCGGGTCTGAACCCTGTCCAGTAATTATCTTCACTAAGTTTCACAAAAGGAACAGACATGATGCCGTATCTTTCTTTCAACTCTTCCGCTAATTCGTCGGTCATTTTTATTTCTTTAAATGGAATCCCCTTTTGCTCGAAAAAATCTTTAGTAAACTTGCAAGGAAAGCAACCGTCTTTTGTATATACTTCAATCATTTTTATCACCTTTCTATTTACCCAAACAACTGTTCGCCAAGCAGTCGTACTTTCTCGACGTGTTCAGGATTTCGTTCCCAGTTTTTGTGAATTTCGTTGTCTGTTAATTCCAGCAATTCTTTGTGAAGAACAAACTTTTCTTCTTCTGTTAAAAACACCGGCAGTGTATTAGAGGCGCCCTCTGGAATGACAATTTTTAAACCAGAATTAGCCAGCAATTTTTCCACTCTCATATTCCCCAGTTGTGCGATCGCCTTTAAAGCTTTTTTGCTCGGGGTATTGTAACCTTTTTCCCATTTTGACACTCCGCTTCTTCCGGTTTTTAGGCGGGTAATTTCTCTAATTTTTTGAGAAAATTCTTCCTGTGATTCTAATCGTGAAATGCGTATTCTTTTGATTTCTTCGCCTAGTAATTTTTTATTCACTTCCACCGCTTATCCCTCCACGGTTAAAACGCTTGTATTCGTTACCCTCAATAAATGCCAGGTTATAAATTTTTCCAGGTTCGATATAAGAAAATAATCCAGGGTAGGGCAGTAAGTCTGATGATGTTGATGTCACACACCTCTCGCTGTAGTTAGGCGATTCCATACGCTCCCAAATAAACAGGTCGTTAGTCAGTACGCTACGACTAATAAAACTGTATTTTTTATCAAGGCTTTTTAAAATAACTATTTCTGCGTGCGTCATTTTATCTTTATCTAAAAATGTAATCATTTCTAATCCCTCTCTTCCACAATTTCAATGGCTTCTTCAACTGAGCGTGCGACACCGTAAATAATCGGCTGTTTTTCAGCGAATTTAGCGAAACGTTTCTGCGCCGGCGATAATCTCCCTTTCGGTGTTTTCACTTCAATCGCTATGAACTTACCATCACTTTTTCTAAATCCACACGTATCCGGGAAGCCTTCTGGCATCAATTTAATAATATGCCCCTGAATGGTTCTAACTTTCCCGGCATTCGTTCGCCATAACCTGTGCCCGCGTTTTGATAAGGCAAGTAATATTTCACTTTGAATATGTGCTTCTGTTTTTTTCATGTGACCTCCTTCGGTGTAGGCAGTGGTGTATACCCCCCCACATGGTAGAACCTTGATATTATCAAGGTTCTAAGACTATTTTTATTATTGGTGTATACCACCTCGAAAACTTATTTCCTATACAGTTCTTTTTATTTTTTTCCATATATTTATATTTTCTCTTCGGTATACACCAAAAGATAAAAAGTAATATAAGTATTGATATATAGCGGTTTGTAGGGGGTCAAAATGTAAAATTAGGTATACACCATGGCCTACACCCCTACACTAATTTAATGATTTTAAGCCTGGATATTTTTGTTTAATCTCTAACCCTGAATATAAGTTTCCTTTCTTTGTGCGTTTTCTCTCAAACTTTTCAACCATCTTTTGACCAAATTCTGTATGATTAAATCGGTAATACCCATTTTCGTTTGCCCATTGAATGTACGCTTTATATAATTCATTAGCTTTTACTGAATAGTTTTCTCCAGTTACACACTCTGCATCTATAAATTGCGCCACAATGTCCATTTCGAATCGATACGCTTGAGATTGTTCAATGATCTTCTTCGGAATTTTCAAACCGTCTCGTTGCCATTTAACAGCGCCTTCTAATATCCAATTGAGTATCCCTGGTGATTCACGAAGGAGTTTATATTTTAAGTCTTTATCGACTTTATCTTCGGGTATTTGCACTTCAAACGGAACTAATAGCAATCTGCGCCATATTCCATCATCAGTACCTCGGACGTAGGGCTTATGGTTCGTTGTGAGCCAAAGCTTGAATTTTGGTTCAAACTCAAAGTCCGTACCGTATAAGAACCGCGCAGTGATGGTATCCCCGCCTGTTAATTGTTTAATCAAACCTTCATCGAACCGGAAGCCTTCGTTCGGTTCGGAGCTTGTGACAAATCGTGCGCCTTGAAGGACGGCAATGTCATCACCAACACCACTGTCTTTTTTAGCCATTAAAGAACTTGCGCGAATAGTGCGGGAATAATCACCCAATATTTCAGACACAGTTTCAACGAATAAAGACTTACCATTTCTACCCCGTCCATGTAGGATGAACATCACTTGCTCTCTAGTTGAGCCGGTCAACGAATACCCTAAAGCACGTTGCATAAAATCAATCATTTCGTTATCGCCATCAAAAATATCGTTTAAGAAATCTAGCCAAATGTCCGGAGCATATTCAGATATTTCTGTTTCGGTTATTTTTGACATCATGTATTTTGGATCGTGCTCAAGTATCACTCCAGACGTTAAATCCAATACCCCGTTGGGTGTATTAGCGAGCATATCATCCTTGTCGAAGTCGTTCGGAAGCTGTGAGTGTCGGTGTTGCATTTCGTCAACAATGTTTCTCTTTTTAGATGTTTGGCGGGAATCTTTAATATGCTTTCTTAAAGCTTTCTCCGCTTCTTTTACTAACTCTTCGTCGTTCGGGTCAGCTACGTGGATAGGTTCGTTCTTCATGTCCTCGATCATTAAATCAATTAATTTACGTATCTCCCCAGTTCCGTCTTCTCGCCAATGTTGACCGTTATAGATCATGAATTTTTTAAAGTCGTAAATATATGAGATAATATCTCCAAAGCGGTCATCTAGTCGATCTGCGTTCCCTGTATCGTCATAAGATCTTTTTGGATATTCCTTTGGGCTACTCTCAGGTTGATGAAATTCATCGCTAAAATAATACTTTGGTTTTTCAAGAGGGGGTATAAATGTTTGATTGGTATCGTGGATGGCTTTATTTAACGTCATTTCGCCATAGCTTACTTTTCCCCGCTTTTCATCCCATTTAGGACGATATAAACTAGATTTTCTGAAAAGTTCATCCATCTGGGTATAATCTTTTGCTGTCCAGAAAGCTAACAGATTCGCAAAAGCTAAATCCGCCGCGCTTTGGTCATTGTTGTAATAACTTTCCCATCCCCCGTTCATAAATACTTTAAACATGCTTGCCTGTTTCGATTGCAGTATCTTTTCAACAACCTCAGCTGTCGATAAGTTATGCGAAAAGGTGGGCTCTTTAAAACGTGGGTATACAATATTATCTGAGTTGTCTAAATATTTTTTATAAATTCGTTTAAGCTCATTATCGCTTGCTGGTGTTACTTTGGAATATTTTCGTAGTGTGTCACCGGTCATTGTGAAGAAACGACCCTCTTGATACATCTCAACATTGTTGCGACGTCTTCTAGTGCCAGGGATTTTACCTTTTGTAATAATATGAACACCTTGTCCGCTGGGGGACACCTCCCCATAGGATTTAAAAGCTTCATAAAATTCAGCGACAATATTATCGGTGATATCTCCGGCTTTATAGCGTTCGATATCGCCACCTACATTGTCCAAGTCAATCCCAATATAAGGTGGGGTAAAGAAGAAACCTATACCGTCACACATATGCGCTGTGCTGGCTTCTTCAAAACTTACCCACGTAGACGGATCATTACTCCGCGCTCGCTCTCCAGTGACTGGATTATAAGGAATTTTAGTTTCTTTGTTTCCAACCACTTCATAATTCCAGGTACACCAGTTAGTAAGATTTTTTAAATCTTCTGGTATAAATTGCATTTAATCACTCCTAGAATGGTAAATCTTCTTCGGTCACAAATGGATTGGATTCGACTTGAACATTTGAGAATCGCGTTGGATTGTATGCCCATGGAGCAATCGAATTCTCTTCTTCTTTACGATATTCTGAATATTCTTTCTTAATAAAAACTCGAACAGGTTTCCCTTCGATAGCTTGGTAAAGGTCGTTCATCGACTTAATTTCAGTACCTTCTGGCACTCCGACAGCTTGTAATAAGTACATGAAATGCTCTGTATTGTACTTTCCGTTTGACTGCCAGCGATTATCAAAAACGACACGACCTGCGTATTTTCCGTTTGTTTCTGCTAGCTCGGGCACTTGCTTTAAATCTCTACGAATATCCAAGCGAATGGATAGACCACGATTACCCGTTTGACTGACGCGCTCCTCAACTTTGTGGATAATAACTTCATACTCACCTTCTGGAACGGGTTTATAATCTGTCTGATTTAAGTTTGAATAATCTGTTTTGAACATTTTTAATATCTCCTTTTATATGTGTTTATATTTGTCTTTTAACCGACTAATTTGCGAGTAATATTCTGGGAGTATTCCTTTCGTTTTAGCTTGAAAATAAACCCACCCAGGTTTATAGTTTCTAAGTTTCATTACAATATAAATTTCTTCGACCGTTTGAAGCAGATCAACGGGCTTTCGATTAATCGTTATAAGCCGGTAGTCCGCTTCAAATGCTTGTTGATCAATTTCCTTTAATTCAGCATCTTCATCTACTAAACCTCTACTTTCAACTGTAAATTCATGCCCGCATCCTGGACAAACTCTTGTCGCAGAAGAAACAACCATATAACAGTCCGTACACTCTTTTGTTGGCATAACATTTTTAAGATCATTTTTATTCTTGTTTTTACTTTCGATTGTCCATTCGCGTTCAGAAGACGGGAGTCCGTGAGTCATATAATTACCTACATGATCGATGATGACGGCTGTTTTATTTGGTTGATACCGCATTGACCGCATCGACTGTTGAATATGTAGCACTAAGCTTTTAGTTGGACGCACTAAGATGACGCAACTGCAGTCCGGCACGTTAAACCCTTCTGAAATAAGGTCAACGTTACATAGCACTTGTATTTTTCCGTCTCGAAAACTCTGCATAATTGTATCGCGTTCTTTTTTTGGTGTTTTCGCATCAGCGTGAGCGGCCGATATATTGTTTTTGTTGAATTCTTCAGTGATTTTTTCAGAATATTCAACGTTGTGCGCATAGAGAATGGCTTTTCTGCCATTTGCCAATTTTTTATAATGCTCTACAATATCGCCAAAAACACTTTTGGATAAGGATGAAGTTATTGATCCAGACGTATAATCACCAGTTGATGAACTCTTGAGCTTCTCATGACTGACTAAATCGATAGAATAATACTTAAAAGGTGCTAAATAGTTATTGTCAATAAGCCATTGAACAGACTCGCCTTCAATCATCGTGTCATAGATATCGGTGAAGCCTTTCCCGTTCATTCGCCAGGGTGTTGCAGTAAATCCTAAGCGGAAAGATTCCGGGAAATGATCATAGATTTCTCGGTAGGTGTTCGCCCGCGAGTGATGCGTTTCATCTGTGATGATGACTGATGGTTCTGGAAAGTTGCCTAATCGGTTTCTAGCACGTATCACGGTGTAAATAGTGACATAGTCCATATCTACATCTTGCTTTACGAAACTTTCTTCTATTTGTTGAGCCAGCTCCTGACGATGAACAATAAAGAGAACGTGTTTTTTATTTCGTGTTGTTAATCGTGCGATCTCAGCAATAACAACAGACTTTCCGCTCCCCGCTGGACTAACAATCATTACCCCACGAGAGCCTTTTGCGATCTCGTCACGCGCTTGGTCAACTAACTTCTGTTGGTGTGGAAAAAGTTCAAACAATTAGCTCCTCCACCTTACATCCTTTACGATCATCTAAACGGTTCTTAGCATAGATATCTTCTCTCGGTTGTAAGATAAAACCTCGACGTTCTTTTTCTTCCTCATCTCGTGTGACGATTAACCGACCCACGACATCAGCTAAACCTAAGAAGTTATTGAGAATTGGTTTACGGATATCAGGCATAGCCCGGTTAACGGTCTGTCCATCAGGTTTCGTCCATAAGTCGCTCGTTTCCCATGCAGTGAAAATTAACCGCTTATGGAGTCGTTGCAAAGCTCTGAAACTATCCATGATGACAAAGTCTGTTCGTTGGTAAGCGTCCATTCCTGGAACTCGATTATTTTTACCTTCACGTCCTAATTGGGTCAGGATCGAACGGAATAATTCGGTCACGTTATCAATGACGATATTGTCATAGTCTTTAATGTTTTTTGGTTCGTGCAGCCAAGTTACAAGGTCCATCCATGACTCCCAAATTTTATAAGTATCTACTGATAGGACATCGATGTTTTCAGATCCTGCTAGAACAGAACTTGATTTATCAATATCAATCAACAGTGTCTTTCCTGGAATGTGTTTAATGGACGACGTCTTACCTACACCTGGATTGGCATAAATAATGTATGTGGACGCATTGTTGTCTATGTCTTTAGCAGATATGATTTTCATCTAAATCTCACTCCTCGTGATTGTTGAATTTCAACACCTTCTATCTCATTTCCTTCTTCGATCGCCTCCTTTAATGCTTGTCGGTTTAGTTTAGGTGCTTGGGGCTCATAGAAGTCATCAGGGATGTTATCTTCCTTATTAACCACAAGTCTTGGTGGGTTATTTTGCACCCATACACTAAACAGAGGAGTTTTAACCCGTGGGTCCTCCAGTAAATCGAGCGAATCACGTAAGTATTGTTTTAAGTCATCTGCTCGTTTAGCGTTGGCTTGTTGCTTACTTCTTAATCGATCAATTTCCTTTTTAATAATTTCGTTGTTGTTATTGAGGTGTTGGATTATCTTTACGATGTTTTCTGCTTTAATCGCCATCGGCTCTCGGATCGAATCCAAGGTATCAGCTATTACTTCGGGTGATACTCCACCTTCTTCCATCATGCTTAAAAGCTCTTGGTAGTCGTGGGACATATCGTATAGTGTCATACTCATTTAAAAGGCACCTCCGTTGCTTCTTGTCCATCAAAATATTCCATCAGTATTTCTCGCTTCATTGAGCTGTCAAGGGTTGAAAAGAATACATTCAAGTCATAACCGCTTTTGTGCACGTATTCGCCGTCGATATAAATGTAGGCATATAGTTCACCATCTGTGACAGATCGTCCCATGAAATCTTTGGCTACAATCTTTTCTCTATCATCTGGTGTGGTTGTTTTCCAGCGATCGTAATTGCTCATCATATTTTTGGCATCCCCTTTGACAGTTCGTAGTATTTGTTCAAGTCTCTTGCTTCTTTGAGTTCTTCGCCCATCTCTTCGAGTTCCTCATTTAGCTTATTGATGATTTCTTGCTTGTCGCAAACGATCACCAACATGAGGAAGAAAACGTTGAACATCAAATAAACTGTGATAATAATTTGATTGATCATTTCCTCCACTCCTTTAATGTTGTGACGCTAATTCGTCACCAGTTTTGATAGCACCAAGGCGCTTGTAATGCTTTTTCATAAATTGATTTTCTTTTTTACTCCACGGCTTGCCGTAATTGGAGAAGTAATCTTTAGACATAGCTGTGATCACTCTTTCGCTTGGCTCGTTGTTCGAGTTCCCACGTTGTACATCCCTCAGCCGTTCGTGCCCAAAGTTTCAACGCCTCTTCGGTCATTCCCATAACTTTTGCGATTTCTTTGGCTGTGTATTCATTGTCGAACATCGTCTTAATCTCCATCCGATCCGATAGTGTCAAGCTTTTAAGGTCTAAAAACTGCGCCCACTTATGAAGTGTGGAAGTGGATCGGTTCAAAGCTTTTGACAACTCACGGTAATTTTTTCGATAGAAGTTATTCAGAAAATACCTCTTTTCTTCCCGTGTCCATTCAGGACCTTTAGATCGTGGTTCGGTGACTCCCATCAATTGTGCTTGGATCTTGATGGCTACGGGTGTTCTTTTAAGTAAGTTCGCTATTTTTTTAGAACCCAACGCTTTGTAATACTTCTTTACAAAAGCTCGTTCCTTATCCGTCCACGGTTCATTCCAATTCTCTAAGTTGTTTTTCTCCATCTTCCTCATCCTTTAAATTTATTTTTGTCTTTCCACTTCAAGAACTTTACGAATCCTTCATAATTGACCAATGTTGTTCTACCAGTTGGGCGTATGACGTATTCTTTGAAGTCTTTGTGCTCCTCCATTTTCTTTACATTTCGATACACGGTCGTTTCACTCCACCAATCAATGTGCGTTTGTTGAAGTTGTTTTATCGTGTACCATTCTTTTTCAACGACAGCTTGCATATTCTTACACTCCTCCCGCATGAACTTTCCATTCAGTTCTACTTCTAGTTCAAAATTGTTGATATCGCTTAATATGAATTAAATTCATGTTGTGGTTAAAAATTTTTGCCAACTTTGATACCAAGTAGTTCATCCGTACTTACTCGGAAAAACAAAGCAACTTTCTTAAGGTTCTCTCCGCTGATAGATTCGGGATTCTTTTCCCAATTACTGATGGTTGTTTGAGTTACGCTTAATTTTTCAGCTAACTCTCTTTGCGACATCTTTCCTTTTCTCGCTCTTAGTTCTGCGATACTAACCATTTGTTTTACCTCCCTCCGTTTTGTCTATCTTTATACTATATGAATTAATTTCATATGTCAAGTTCTTTATATGAATTATTTTCATTATCTTTATCCTATTGAATTTATTTAATGTTTTATATAGTTTACTGTTGAATTTAATTCTCATTAATTATATAGTAGATACATAGAAGGGAGGTGATAAATTTGGAGATGGAAAACAAAATAACTGGCGAGCGAATTAGGAGACTTAGAGAAAAACAAAATTTAAGTCAATCTGAACTTGCTGAGATGCTCGGTTATAAAACATACACTACTATATCGAAGTGGGAGAGCAACGACAGCCTACCTCGTGGGAACGAATTAAAAAAGATGTCTCAAGTTCTTGGTGCGAGTAGCGATTATATCTTAGGACTTAGCGATGACATAGCCACGAACATTTCTTACATTAGAAGAGAGCTAGAAGGTTTGATTTCAATCCCCGTCCTCGGTTCTATCGCTTGTGGTGAACCTATTACGGCAGAAGAAAATATCGATGAGTACCGTGAGACACTCAAGTCATCGGTGCCTGCAGGGAATTTATTCTATTTAAAGGCTAAAGGCGATTCGATGTACCCTAAGATCCCTGACGGTAGTTACGTCATGGTAAGGGAACAATCAGACGTGGAGAATGGAGAAATAGCGGCAGTGTTGCTAAACGGTGATGAAGAAGCCACATTGAAGCGAGTTCGCAAACTAGGTGATAGCATTCTTTTGGAATCGATCAATGAAGATTATGCACCCTATCTCGTGAATGAAGACAACCCAGCACGGATTGTAGGTAAAGCAGTGAAATTGGAGGTGGATTTGTAAATGAAAACTGAACAAAAAAAGAAAATAGAAAAGATTGAAGAAATGTCAAAAGAGGAAAAAGCCTATCGATTAACACTTCAACAATTGAAACGAAACCGCGAAGTTTTTATCAGATTAAAGGATAAGTAGTATGGAATATTTTACTTTAGATTACGCTATTAAATTACACGATGCAGTAATTGAAGAAAGTGGTGGCCTTCGCGGCGAAAGAGACACCGGACAATTGGATAGCGTATTACACCATATCCAAAATGACGACTACTATCCTACTTTCATTGATAAATTGACGCACCTTATCTATTCAACGGTCAAATTCCATATGTTTCTAGACGGTAATAAGCGAACAAGCATATTATTAGCTGTTCATTTTATGAACTTGAATCAATACAGTTATGCCGTTGAAGAGTTTATCGTAACAATGGAAGGGGTGGTCGTGCAAATTGCAGAAAACAACATGGACAAAGAACACTTGAAAGAACAACTGATTGCCTTGATGAATTAGCAAGGGTTAACCACCGTTACTCTTATCTAATATATTTGATGAAGGTGAACCCAACTGATGCAAAGTTTGCATGAGTTAAACAGAAAGAGGTCGAACCATATGTAACCCCATACGGTTAAGTAGATGGTTGAACTGTTTCCAAAATGGAAATAACCACTTTTGCTGAATAAAATCTAACGTTAGATTTTATATTGGGGAGCTTGCTACTCTCCTTTTTTTAAAAAAAGTATTCACTAAAGTCTTGACTTTACACAGTTTTAACTGTGTAGTGTAGATAGAAGGTCAGGAAAGGAAGATGTGGATGAAAACTAGAAAGCAGTACAAAAAAGAGCAAAAGAAAAAAGCAACCAAAGAAATAATCACTACCATTTCCCTAGTAGTAGGAATTATCTCGACGGTTGCAAACCTTATTATTAAAATAATTGAGTTACTAAAATAATCAGCAGGCGGTTGACCTTCCCGCCTAGCTTTATTATCACAAAGAAAGGATAGAAAAGCAATGAAAAATCAATTAAACGATAAATTGCTCTTAATTCTCGTTGTATTAAACGTGTTAAATTTACTGTTAACATTGGTGCAATTTATAAAATAAGAAAGGAAATAAAAGAATGATTATCAACACAAACAAAATTAAAGAACTATTCAAAAGTGACATCACTAATTACCAAATCAGCAAAGCCACAGGAATTGCTACCCAGTCTTTAGACAACTACCGTTTATACGATAGCAAAATAGAAAATATGCGAATCGGAACTGCTTATAAATTGTGTGAGTATTGGGATGAAGTCCAACAAGGAAAAGGCAATTAATTTAAACTTAAGGTTTATTCATGGGGAGCTTTCTACTCCCCTTTTTAAATAAAAAAAGAAGATAACCCCAGGCACATAGGGATGACCCCAGCGTTGTTCCTTCACGAGTTATCTTCAAGTCAATTATATCACATCAGAAAGGAGAATAAAATATGTGGGTAGAAGAATTACCCAACGGAAAATATAAGTTTACAGAACGGTACAAGGATCCAAAAACAGGTCGTTACAGACGAGTTAGTATCACGTTAGATAGAAACACTAATCAATCACGTAACCACGCACAACGCACGCTAAATGAACGGATAAGGAATACAACAGAAAGAGACACTGAAAAACTTCTGACGTTAGGCGCTCTATATCAAGAAATGCACGATCACCGAGTAAAGACATGGTCGCTTGCCAGCATACGTAAAAGCGATGGATTTTACAGACGTTATCTAAAGCCCTACCCTATTCACGATTATTTGATCGAAAGAGTAACCTTTAAAGATCTTCAAAGTCATTTAGATGAAGTTCAAAAGGATCGCAATTTGTCTGCTGTGACCATGAAGAATTACAAGTCTCATATAGGTTTAGCGTATAAGTACGCCTTACTTGCTTATAACATACCATGCAAAATAAGTTTTAGTGACTTGACTATAAAAGAAGGAACGAGGAGAAGGAAAAAGAAAAAGATATTGTCGTCTTCTGAGATTCCTCTTTTCTTAAAGAAGATTCACGAGAAGTTACCCAAAGTGTACGCCAACGCAATCGAATTCCAGTTGCTTACGGGTATGCGAATTGGTGAAATTCGAGCATTGACCTTTGCTGACATAAAAGGAAAGGCGGTTAACATCACTAAGTCTATTGAGAGGATGGCTAATAATGTTGTGCCGCCTAAAACAAAATCATCTTATCGCACTATCTATTTAAACGAACGTGCGTTAGAAATTATACATGAACAAGAAATGATTGCAACCGCACTATTTGGAGAAGATAAGTACTATTTGTTCCCCAGTAAACACAACGGTCCGATCACTTATACTTATTTGGTAGCTTTGTTACGTGACAATGATTTTAATATAGACACGCATGCTTTGCGTCACACCCACATTACTTTGCTTGTGGAAAAAGGATTTGACCTCAAGTATATCATGGAACGGGTCGGACATAGCAATCCAAAAACAACCCTCGATGTTTACACTCACATCACAAAAGATTTGGCTAAAAAAAATGAGGACAAGCTAGAAGATCTGTTCTAACTTGCCCCTTTCGTGCCCCTTTTAGTGTTCGATTTTAAGTTAGCACGCTGTAAACGTTGATGTTAAGCGACTTATTTGTTACGCATAACTTCTAGTCGGTATCCAT